GTTATCAAGAGAAGCAAAACCTGAGACGATACGTCTCTCCTTATCAACCTTCGCAAATGGAAGGGAAAGCCTTACTGAGTCGCCATCGGTATCCCAATGGGCTTTAGATATAGTCATACTAGAATATATTATAGAGCCTTTTTTACACAAATGTTAATAAACTGTGAATAAACTTGTGGAAAACTATTGTGAAGATCTACCTTCGCCTTTTGGATTTCTTCCACTAATTGTGGCAGACCCATCGGACTGGTTGTTAGTTCTTTCTCCGTCCCTCGCCCTATCTGCTTCATTATTTTGCATATCTGGCTTAGGCTGGAATGGCTCATCCCCTCCTTCCCTTTGTGGAAGACCAAGCGCTGATCTTGCTTCATTTGGAAGCATAACTTGAGTCTTTACATATCTTTCTAGAATTTGAGATTGTGCTATTTCATCTGTAAGAGTTAGTTCGTTAAACTTTAAAACAAGAATATCAGTCTTTTCTCTAACAATCTTATTTAATGTTTTTTCTAGTTCTCTTTGTGCTGGTCTGGCAACCTGCTCCTTAAATGTGCGATCTTGAGCAAGTGCTGCTGCTATAGATCCCGAGTCCCCTCCGCCAATTTTAGATAATGGTACTTGATGTGCTACCAAAATATCATCACGATTTTGATTACGATATCTTTCAAAAGAACCTTCTTGAACACCGTTTTCGATGGGTTGCATTGTAAACTCTACTTTGTTGGTGTCGCTATCTCCAGGAAGTGGGATGTATAGTGTTCTGTGGGATTGACCTTTTAAACTTGTCTGAAGGAATCTAAACATCTTGTCTTCTGCCTCTGCAGAAAGCCTTGCGCCCTTTAGTGTCACAACATAACGAGGGACAGCCTTATTACTAAAGTAGTCGATGTTATATTGTGACGCTAATTGGTCTCCATGGAGCGAGTTTATTGCCGACATGATATCAGGTACACCATAAAAAGTATTTAAAGGCGAATACTGTTTAAAGTGTATGATTTCATTAGGTCTTGGATCTGAAGTAACGGGATTAGCGTTCTTCGCACCAAAATTTCTAAAGTAAACAACTTTTTGTCCTATGATTTGAACAAAGCCATCACGTAATCTACGAACACGCATTGTTGTTGCTGGTATGTGTCCGATATATCCTATTTCACCACGAATAGTTCTACCAACTTCTAGATATCCGTTACCGACAGCCTGTACGTCTGTGTAAACCTTCATCATAGTTGTAGTAAAAGAATCATCGTCATTTAGTGATTCTAGCCAACCATGCATTTCGATCTTTGCTCTTTCAATTCTATTTCTTGCTCTTGCTACCTGCTCTTTGTCTTGATTTGATTCAAGTCTAAGCATTGTTGCTGGAGAAACTTCAAAATCATATCCTAAGCCAACAATGTTTTCTACTTTTGCATCAATAGCAGCATGGTTAGCAAATGATGTATCGTAATAGTTTGCAAGTTCATAAACATTCCATGGTGGTGTAATTACATCAAATAATCCGTAGCCATTTCTATATACCGTGCCAGGATTAATCTCTTTTGACTTTGCTCCATCAATACCTGATTGTTCTGCTCTTGCGCTATCAAGATATCCTTGTGTTGGATTATTTCTATCTGCCTTTTCTACAAGACGTGTAGTTCTTCTTCTAAAATTATTATCCAAACCATTGTAGGACTTTAGTTCAGACCATGCCTTATTAAATGGATCATCTGCTTTAAACTGATCTAATGGATTAACTAAATCGTCAACCCTTGCACCTAAAATATATTCATTTTCTTCCATCAGTCATCTGCCCCATACTTCTTTATTGTTTGCTGCGCTGCATGTACTGCGCCAAGGTCGTTTAGGTTTGGAATCAATCCCTCTGACATTCTTTGTTTTTGTTCTGAATATTCTTCATCTGAGATTCTACTTAGTCCCGCAAAAAATACAGCCTCTCCATCTGGCTCACCATAGTGCGCTGCTGCGTTCCTTAATTCTGTTAACTTTGACAGGTCTCCACGCATGGATGGAATATTTAAAATATTGCCTTGTCCATCAGTAAACCACTTTCCATTAGATTTTTTCCATACATATATGCCCCAGTCGTAGTTCTTGTCTATGACCTTTATTTTAGACTTACCAATTTGTCCAGGAATTTTACGTTTCATCACCACAAGTATACCATATTATACTGCTGAGGAAGTTGTCTGTTGCCAAAGAATATCTCTATATACGTTGTATTCGCAGTTGCCTATACCGAATAGGCCTCCTGACTCTACCACTATTTTATTTGTGCCCGAATAACTCTTATAAATATCTTCTGGATCTACACCGTAATAACTGATTGAGGACTGTACCAAAACACCATTCCACATAAAGAATTCTGGCAACCAGTAGTCCCAGTCTAATGTAAGAGGACCTGATCTCTTAACCTTAAACCAAGGCCTTGTTGATACCCTTTGAACTTCCTGTAAGTTAGTAGACTGATAATAAGAGATATTATTAAATAACATTGGTCCGTTTAATTTTATAGACCCCATCACGCCAGAAATATCAAGAAGATTGGAAAATGATATGCCTAAAAATGCCCATTGCTTTATAGTTATAACTGGATCTTTTACAATATTACCATTTAAATAAAACGCTATCCCATTTTCAATTCTTCCAGTTAAGGCATTAACTCCATAAATTTTTCCACGCTGACCAGTTTGATCATTAGCAACTATATAAAATCTTATATAAGAATTTTTAGCCTCTATCTCAAATATTTGTGTAGGTGCATATGGAAAATAATCTTCATCAAATCTTAAAGCAATTTGCATTGCCATAATTTTATCAAATTGTGTAAGTTGGTTTTCGTTAATAGGTATAAACAAACCTCTGTTAATTAGTGGATCTTGTTTGCCTCTTAACTGAATCCCGCTATTTCTTGTCATATATAAATATGGAGAACTATTTTTATAAATGCTGTATGGATTTTTTCCTTTGTAGTTATAGTATATTCCAGACTTTTTATATGGATACATTTTTACATAAGGGCTTGTTCCTATAGGATTACTTGACTCATTAAATGCTTGTGAGCAATACTCTAACTTTTTAACCTTAACTCTTTTTCTTAAACTGTTTTTAACATTAAATTCTAAATGTGTAACTATTGCTAAATCATTAAAGTCAACATTGCTTGGAGGATACACAATCATATTATTAATAGTTTCATATTTAGTAGATACCCAATCAGACTTCGGCTCTACAGTTCCTTCTTTTGCTGGTGGCTCAATTTTAGTAAAGAATCCATAATTTTGATTTGCGCCAGCCTCTATATATTGGAAACTAATGTATGATCTTACATATGAATTTGTTGTATCATACTTATATGATCTCGTGATATTGTATTGCAAGTCTTCATAGTCACGGTACCCCGTAAACAAAAAGTTATCTAAAGAATCATATGTTCTTTTTCTTGGATAATTATATTTATTATAAAGTTCTGCATAACTCCACTCTGTTTGCTCTGTTTCAATTTCATAAAATTTTGATGGTGCGGGATAGTTAATGTTAAACTGTAAAAAATCTAAGTCGTATGTCTTATCACCTTCAGCGTCTGTAGTAAATTGAGCGTAATATGTTAACGGCTGATAATCTTCCCAGTATCCAACTATATCTATGTCTAATCCGTATTCTTCTAAATATCTTGAAGCAACAAGGGTGTATGAAGCAGTATGATCTAATATCTTATCAAAAAGCATAAGGCCTGCAGTTCCGCCGTCAACTAGGTAGTTCCATAATTCCTGATTATATAAGCCAGCGTCGATGATTAGCGCATTTGTATAATCGTCAAGACTAAAATAATCTGCTGGCAAACCATTCGAACCAAATGCTGGTGCTACTATAGAACTATTACGTGCATTAGCAAGTCCAACCTTGTATATATTTCCATCAAACCATGAAGCAAAAAATTCATCATTACCAACGTAAACTTTACACTGTGAAATGTTTCCAAGTATTGACGCTAACTCTGCACCAAACCAATTAACTGCATTTTCAATATTAAATCCTGCATAGAATCTTTCACCTTTATTTATTTCAATACTTTGCTGATGAATAATTTTTATTGGCTCATTTCCTGATTTAACGGCATAAGTTATTTTTGAACTACTTTCATATAAATAAACATGTAAATAATTATTATTTGGATCTATGATTTTAAATAATGTCATTGGCTGCTCGACTCCGCCAATCAATCTTGAGTCACCAGTTCTCTTAAATACTCCATAAATAGTTTTTACTTGTTGGTTTAAAAAGTTTAGATTTTCAAAATAAACTTGTGCATTATAATTTTCATTTGGTCTAACTCTAAAGTATTCATCATCTAACTCTAGTGGTAATTCTGAGTTTGCATTAATCCAGTCTGAATAATAGTCTTCGCTATTTGTTCCCTCGTGATTTATTAAAACAGTTGGAAGCGGATATTCTGGACTAGATAAAATATTATTGTTAATAGATAGATTATCATTTATTCCTTGACTCCAGTTGCCGATGTCTGGATATGAGTAGTTGTTAGAATAATCTGCAAACGCATAGTCAATCAATAAGGACTTTCCGCTATATGCTGTATTAATGTTGTCTGGAGACTCAACACCTTGTCCATAAACAAATCTTCGTTTTGCAACTATGTTAGAAACTTTATATGGATATATTCCAACACAATCTACTTCTAGTGGACTAACGTCGCTATAAGCCCAGAATCCTAACCATTCTTTTGATGATTCAAAGTTTAAGTTTTCAGTTTTATATGATATCGAAAGAACTTCTTCTCCATTAATGTATAATTTTGAGGAGTCTTCTAAATATAATATATGAACTAGCATTGGGCGAACCCATTCACCAATATAGTGTGACGCAGAATATTGTCCTATTTTCAAAACAAGAAATGGTCCATCTACATATAGTCCATTATCATCTTCAATATTTCCAAAAATCTTTTTAGGCTCAGTTGCATCAGAATTTATTCTTAGCCACATCTCAACTGTATATGTTTTATACTTACCAGAGTTATTTAAAAATCCCATTGATGGTAAAATTAATGATGGTTTGTTTTCATTGGGGAAAATTATTGTGCAGTTAGATGTTCCGTAAACCATAGGTGCACCAGAGTTTTTAGATAGAAGTGCGTTGCTACCTACAACATAATATCCATCGTTTTCTTGTAGGCCGTATGATCTTGCTGGATATCCATAAGTTGTTTCAGTAAAAATTCCAGATGGTATTTCTATAGGCTCTACTCCTAAAGATGTAGATGCAAACTCTTCAGACCACTGACCGAATGTAATTCCATTTACTAAGATTGAGTTCTCATTTGAATCTGAATACCCGCCTAAAAAGTTTGCTTTAAATACAATACGCATTTGACCTTCGTCGTTTGGTATATTAAATGTTTCTGACAAGAACATCCATTTTTCCATTATTGTTGTATTAAAGATTTTAGTTTTCTTTATGTAATCTCCCAAAGCAACATCATAATATTCATAACCTAACTCATAACTTGTAATATATGGACTTGTTGAATATACATAAATGCCTATAGCAAATGTTCCAAGGCTTGTGCTCAATTCAGAAAAGTCAAGCATGTTAGGACTTATGCAATAAAATGCACCAGAGTCTGAGGATATAGGAAGTCCTTTTATTTTTGTTACGCTACTATTTATAAAAGGCTCATCTAAAACATCTGTAAAACTTTCTACAGTACAGCCTTCTGGCGACCAGTTATAAATATTTCGATTAGCATTTGTTATTAGAGACACATAGTCAGCAGAATCATCTAATGACCACAGCGCTATGGGATGTTCGGAAAATGCTTTATCTGCGTATAAGTTTGAAACAATAGACATTATGGGTCTATTTTATCATACTACGAGATTTTTATTTCGCAAGCATCTGTAGTACAGTACATTTCGCCCTGTGCCTCCAGATTTTCTACTCCGTCATAAATAGCAGACCAATCAATCTTTTTAATCTCTCCAATATAACTATCATATTCTTCTTTAGTTATTTGAGTGTATGGCTGCTGAGGATAAACTGTATTTCCCATAGGCAAGAATGAAACAGCCTTTAGTTGTCCCTCGTACATATGGAGTGCAGGCGCAACATGCTTTGCTTCAGTTTCTTTGTCAAATGAAAGCGTTACAGACACGCCATTATCTGACCAGTATTTCTGAGCAGTAGCAGCAAGCGCAATCTTCTCAAATAATGTAACATCTTTTTCAGATCTTGGATGTCCAGAATGAACTGGGAAATAAACGACAGTTGTATTCGCAGAAACAAGGTCAGCCTCCATCTTATATCCAGCAGCCTTGAATAAGTGAATCATTGGGTCGGTATTCCCAAATCGAATTGCTCTCAAGAAATAATCTCCACCTGGTGCCCAGTGAACTCCTGGAGTTGCGCCAGAAAGAATTGATACAGACCCTGATGGCTTAACAGTTGTGACTCTAATGGACTCACGAACACACAGCCATTCAGAATAAGAATGATCGTATTTACGGATAGTCTTATATCCTTCGTCCATCCATTCACGCACAACAGGCAAGCCAAACTTGTCTGAGAATGATGCAATACCAGTAAGCGATGTACCAATACGACGATTACGTTGCATGATGCCGTTTGTTTGTGGCCAGTGTGTTGGAACAAGTGTTACAGTCTTTCCATAAAGGTATGCAAACTTCAGAGTACGCAGGAAGTCTTCCTTAGATTCATGACGATTCAAATGCACTTCTACAAGTGTACACAATTCGTATGATTCTAGTGGCTGCTCCGCACATGGGTTAAATCCCATTACACGATAATCTTTTCCGTCTGGAGCATCTTTCAATCTTCCATAATTACGAGCAACATCAAGCCAAATAAATCCTGGCTCTCCGTTTTCTGTAATTAAATCAACATAGTCTTCGTACTTTGTGCCTACCGTCGCAGAAACAGAATTGTTTGACATCCAGGCCCAACCTGGATTTTCTGGATCAAATGAATTTCTTTCTGGGAAAACCTCAGAATTCTTAAGATTCATAAAGTCTTCATCTTGAGCATTACCTAGAGCCAATGTTGCAGATCGTCTAACATTTCCTGATACCACGCAGGTGCCAATGAGGTTAACGATATCTACTATTGCTCTTGAGTCAAGTGTTTCTCCTGCCCTACCGCCGATTACAGACCTTATCTGCTTGTGTAACTGTATAAGTGGTGCAGGACCGCTTGCTGTGCCTCCAAACCCTTTAATAGGTGCTCCTAAAGGACGGATGAGGTCATAGTTAAATTCTTGTATGTACATATTAGGTTTTAAAAATGAATTAATCAATAATCTAACAGATTCTACCCAGCCCTCACGAGTATCTGGGATTTCATAAACCTGTGGTGG